TCAACGCCCTCGCCCTCGCGAGCACCGACGAGGACGACGTGGCCGGGAGCCTGGACGACTACCGGATCACGCTCATCTGACGGGCCCGCGAACTTCGCCGAAGCCGGCGAGCGTCTGACACTTGTCTGGCCCAGGGGATTCTCCGCCCCGGGCCCGCAGGACGCCCCCGATGGCCCGCAAGACGCCCGCCAAGAGTACGCCCCGCCGGCGGGCCACGCGCCGCACGACGCCCGAGAAGCGGGCCGTCGGCTCCGTCTGGACGCCGATCTCGTCGTCCGGCTTCGGCACGATCTCGCCGTCCGACATCGGCACGACCGAGGCAATCCGCGTCTCGTCGATCCTTGCCGTCGTCCGCTGGATCGCCCAGGCCGTCGCCGTCATGCCGGTCCAGGTCATGCGGACGCTCCCCGGCGGCCGCAAAGAGGACGCGGACTTGCCCTGTTCGTACACGCTAAGGAAAAGGCCGAACGGCTGGCAGTCGGCCTACGACTTCTACCAGCTCGTCGCCTACTGGACAGCCCTCCACGGGAACGCCTTCGCGCGTGTCATGCCCGGCCCTCGCGGCTTCTGCTCCGAGCTGCGTCCGATGCACCCCTCGCGGGTCAACGTCCTGCGGAACCGCGACTACTCGGTCTCGTACCAGTTCTGGGGCGACTCCGGATCCTGGGAAACGATCCGCGAGCCGGTGATCCACTGGCGGTGGCTCTCGGACAATGGCCTGGTCGGCATGGCTCCCTCCGAGCTGTGCGGGACCTCGATCGCTCTGGCCCGGCAGCTCGACATCGCGGCGACCGCGTTCTGGGCGAACTCGGCCCGGCCCGACATGGTGATGGAGCTCCAGGAGAAGATCCCCGACGAGGCGATGACCGCCCTGCGGGCGCAGCTCCGGGAGATCTACGGCGGGGCTCGGAACCGCGGGTCGATCGCGGTCCTGCCGAAGAAGACGCAGCTCAAGCCGATCGAGTCGAACTCGATGGAGGCGAACCAGTACCAGGAGCTCCGCGACTCGATCCTCCCCGACATCGCCCGGGCCTGGGGCGTGCCGTCGACGCTGGTCGGCGATCACAAGATGGCCCGTTGGTCGAACGTCGAACAAGAGCACCTGTCGGCCCAGGTCTGGTGCCTCCTGCCGTGGGCCCGCCGCATGGAAGGCCCGCTCGACATGCTCCTCCAGCCGGTCTACGGCGAGGACGTTTACGCCCGCCTCGACAACCGCGGGATCCTCCGGGCCGACACCGCGAGCCGCGTCCAGCTCTACCAGGCCCTGTTCAATATGGGGGCGCTCAAGCCGCAGGAGCTCCGGGAGATGGAAGACCTCCCGCTCCTCGAGGACCCGGCGGCGGACGAGACCTACATGCAGCTCGGCTTCTCGACGCTGGGCAACGCGGCCGCGCCGGAAGGCGGGGCCGTTGTCGCCGACGGCGAGCCGCCGGCGGACCAGCCGGCCGAAGCGGACCGCGCCCCCGGGGCCGGCGTGCCCGAGGCCGGCGGCTTCCGCGAGGGCCAGTACGTCTACTGGTCCGGCGGCGAGGGCACGATCGAGCACCTGATGGTCGACGGCGTCCTCGGCGTCGAGGGCTCGCCGTTCGCGATCGCCGCCACCGAGGCGGACCCGGCCGCCAGCCTTCGCGTCTACGAGGACGGGGAGCCGACGGAGTTCACTGTCGGAAAACGAGTCGCCGAGCTGTCCGCCGATCCGATCGACGAGGAGCCCGAAGCATGACGCAGATCGAACGCCGCTACCTCCTGACGAACGACACGCCCGACGCGATCACGGTCGAGCGTCGCGACGCCGACGCCGAGGCCGTGCTCGCCGGCGTCTCGCCCCCGTGGGACTCGCTGTCGGTCGACCTCGGCGGCTTCCGCGAGAAGTTCGCCCCGACTGCCTTCGACGGCCTGGTCGACCGCAAGCCGAACGACCCGCGCGGGAAGATCGACGTTCCGTTCCTGTTCAATCACGACCCGAACCACGTCACCGGCCGGACCTCGAACGGCCGCCTCGAGCTCGCGAAGGACGCCCGCGGCCTGGCCTACCGGCACAAGCCGCTCCAGACCAGTATGGGCCGGGATCTGATCATGATGGTCGAGGACCGGACGATCACCGGCTCGTCGTTCGCGTTCACGGTCGCCGACGGCGGCGAGAACTGGACCGAGGACGAGCGCGGGAACGTGATCCGCACGGTCCATAAGGCGAGCGGCCTGTACGACATCTCGGCCGTCACGAGCCCGGCCTACCCGTCGAGCTCGATCGCCCCGCGATCCCTCGACGCCTGGCGGCAGGCCCGCGGCATGGTGGCCCACCGGGCCGAGCCCCGCGGCCTGACGATCTCGCTCGACTTCGACGGGACGTTCACCGCGGCCCCGGGCCTGTGGCGGTCGTTCATCACCGACGCGACCGCCCGCGGCAACCGCGTCTGCTGCATCACGCGGCGACAAGACACCGAGGCCAACCGCGACGAGCTGCGGCTCGCGTTCGGCGACCTCTACGGCGAGCTCGCCGGCGTCCTCCTGTGCGGGCCGGACACGCAGAAGCGGTCGGCCGCCGAGGCCGCCGGCATCGCCGTCGACATTTGGATCGACGACTCGCCCGAGAAGATCCCGGCCGCGGCCCCCGAGCCGCGAGCGGTCAAGGTCTCGTCGCTCGCCGGCGCTCGCGCCGCTGCGGCGGCCGCCGTCGCGAGGATGCGGATTCATGCCGGCTAGCAAGTGCCCGCGCTGCGGCGGCCGCTGCCGCGTCGAGTCGAGCAAGCGGGCCGGGCCCGCCCAGGTCCAGTACGTCGAGTGCCAGTCCTGCCGGCAACGCCGCCGCCAGGTCGTCCCCGCCGAGGCCGTCTGGAGACGCAAATGACGACACCGATCACCGCCGCCCCGCTCGCCGCCTCGGTCGCGTTCCTGTCGCTCCAGGACAAGGTCACCGCCTACATCGCCACCGCGAAGGCCGCGGCCGCCGGCGGCCTGACGTGGGCCGAGTTCGGCGAGCTGCTCCTCGGCCTGTTGCGGCTCGCAGTGACGACGCTCGACTCGATCGAGTACATGAGCGGCGAAGAGAAGAAGGCGCTCGTCCTCGAGGCCGCCGCTGCCCTGTTCGACGCCCTGGCCGACAAGGCGGTCCCGCTCGCGGCCTGGCCCGTCTGGATCCTGGTACGGCCGGCTATCCGCTCGCTGGTCCTGGCGATCGCCGCCGGGGCGATGGAGCAAGTCCTGCGACTCGTGAGGTACGGCTGATGCTGACCGCTCTCCTCCTGGCCGCTGCCGCGGCCCTGGTCTTCGGTGGCGGCGATCTCCCAGCCCGGGCCGCCGAGGCCGTGGCGTGGATCCGCGAGCGGGTGACCGTCCGCCAGGCCGCCGCCGTCGTGCTCCTGGTGGCGGCTCTCGTCGTCCACCTGTCGAGCCGGCCCGCGGCCCCGGCCCCGACGCCGGCCCCCGGCGTCCCGCTCGACCTGCGGGGACTGTTCAAGGGCCCGACGGCCTCGGCCGACGCGGCCACGATCGGGGCCCTGTGCTCCGAGCTCGCCGACGAGATCGAGGCCGATGGCATGGGCGAGTCCCCATTCTTGAAGACCGGCGTCGCGTTCGACGAGCTGCGGCACCGCGCCCGCGAGCTGCGATGCCGGGGCGTGTCGATCGGCCAGCGCCAGCCCGCGGCCCGCGACGCGATCCGGTCCTACCTGGACGCGGCCGTCGGCACCGCCGGCGGTCCCGTGACGCCCGAGCAGCGGTCGGCCTGGGTCGCCGCGTTCCGCGACGTGGGGAGGGCGGCGACCGATGCGGCCCGCTAGCCTGCGACTGCTCGCCGTCTGCCTGTTGCTCGGCCTGGCCGTGGCGGCTTGGCTCAACGCGCGGGCCCCTGCCCCGGTCGGCGGCTTCGATCTCGACGACCACCTGACCGGCTACCGGCCCGACCCAGAAGGGACCCGGGCTTTCCTGGCCGAGCTCGGTCCGCGGGGCGTGTTCGCGAAGGCCGCCCCCGACGCGATGGCCCAGGCGAAGGAGGTAGACACGTTCCTGTGGCGGCAGATGGACAAGGCCCACCGGGCCCGATACGCCGGCCAGCCGTTCGTCGTCGGCCGCCAGGGCATCGGCGACTGTGTCTCGTGGGGCGCGATGCACGCGGTCTACTGCGCCGAGTCCGTATCCTGGGATCTCGGCGAACTGCCCGACGCCCCGCTGATGCCTTCGAGCGAGGCGCTGTACGGCGGGGCCCGCGTCGAGAGTCGCGGCAAGAGCGGCGACGGTGCCAGCCCGGTCGGCGGGTACAGCGACGGGGCGACAGGCTGGGGGGCCGCGAAGTTTGTCCGCGACTGGGGCGTCGTCTACCGCGAGCCCTTCCCGGATCTCGGCTACGACCTCACGACCTACTCGGCCGATCGGGCGAAGGCCTGGGGCGCGTACGGCTGCGGCGGCCAGGGCGACCGCGGCCGGCTCGACGCGGTGGCGAAGCGGCACCCGTGCCGGCACGTCGTCGCCGTGAAGACCTGGGCCGAGCTCGTGGCCGCGGTCACCTCGGGCTTCCCGGTGACGATCGCCAGCTCCCAGGGCTTCGCCTCGAGGACCGACGCCTCGGGCGTCCTACCGGCGAGCGGGACCTGGATGCACCAGATGGCGGTGATCGGCGTCCGGTTCAAGTCGGCCGCCCCGGCCGGCGTTCGTGCCGTCGACGCCGCGGCGGTGATCAACTCGTGGGGGACGAAGTGGATCTCCTACCAGGGCAAGTACCCGGCCGATCTGCCCGACGGCGTGTTCTGGGCCGAGCGGCCGGTGATCGAGCGGATCCTGGCGCAAGGCGACTCCTACGCCATCGGGGCCGTCGAGTTCAAATACCGCGACATCCATCACGGGGACTGGCTGGCCCCTGCTCCAGCCGAGACGCTCACCTACTGGGTCGCCCCATGATCACGCTTACGAAGCGGCAGCTCGCCGTCCTGGTCCTGGCCGCGATCCTCGGCGGCTGGTGGATGTCGCTGCCGTCCGGCTCGATGCCGTCGCCGTTTGGTCCGCCGGCGAACGACCGGCCCGTCCTGCGGGCGATCGCCAAGATCGCGAAGAACTTCCTCTGGGTGGCCCTGCTCGCGGAAGGTCCGCCGGCCGAGCCCGAGCCCGCCCAGTACGTCCGGGCGCACGTCGGCGAGGACGGATATCAGACGCTTGACCACGGGAGGGGCTGGTGATCACGCTCTGGCGCTGGTTCGTCGCCTTCCTGGTCTGGCTCTCGGCCGATCCCGTCGAGATCGACCTCGAGCACCCACGCGCGGCCGCGGCCGTCGCCGCCGCTCGGGCGAGCATGGCCCACGACCTCGCTCCCGTGCCGCCGCCGCCAGGCCCGAAGCCGCCGGCCCCCGGCAAGTGCCAGGACTGCAACGGGACCGGCTGGATCACTCACGGCGACGGCCACAAGACGCGCTGCCCCTGCGGTGCCGTTGGATGCCCGGACGGCAAGTGCCCGGCCCCCGCGCCGAAAAACGTCCTACGATAGAACGCGGCCAACTTCGCCGGTCTGGCAGTCGCTCATATCGTGCGGGTGGATTCATCACCACCACTCACGCACGGAAGCGAAACACATGCCCAGCGCCAAGCTCCAGCGCCTCCAGGACGAGGCCGCCACCATCACGACCGAGATCGAGAATCTCCGCGCTCTGACGCCTGCCGACGAGGCCGAGGCGAAGCAGATCGAGGAGCGGATGGCCGAGCGTTCGGCGCGGGCCGACGAGGTGACCAAGCTCGCGACCGCCGAGCGGGCCCTCGACGAGAAGCTCGCCGGGCTCCGGGCCGTGACGGCCACGAGCGACAGCGACAGCCGGGCCACGGTCGAGAAGGCCGAGAAGCGGAAGGGCCCCGCGATCCACGTCATGCCGGGCAAGTCGCTCCGCGGCTTCGGCTCGACCGAGGATGCGGTCCGGGCCGGCCGGTTCCTGCGGGCGATCGCTCGCGGTGACTTCGCCGAGGCCCGGGCGATGGGCGAGACCAGCCCGACCTACGACGGCGAAGGCGCGGAGCTCGTCTCCCCCGAGCTGTTCCGGGGCTATATCGACGTGCTGGGCTACCAGTCCGTCGGCGTGCAGCTCGCCCAGGTCTACACGACTTCGAGCCACACGCTCGAGATCCCGAAGATCGGCGAGATCGACGCCCAGTGGTTCGATGAACACGAGACCGTGACCGAAGACGAGGCCACGACCTCGAAGGTCACGATCGCCCTCCACAAGATGGGCCGTATCCTGTCCTTCTCGAACGAGCTCATCCAGGACGCGGCCGCGGTCGTGAACCTGGCCCAGCTCGCGGCCAACCGGTTCGGTCTCGCGATCGCGAAGAAGATCGACACCGTCTGGCTCCAGGGTGATGCCGACAAGAACATCGACGGCCTGGTCGACGAGATCCCGGGCGCGAACGAGGTCGAGGCCGGCGTCGACTTCGACGGTGCGGACCTCGCCTCGCTCGTGGGCAAGATCGACAGCCGGGCGATGAACACCGCCTGGGTCGTGAGCTCCGCCGGCTGGGAGCACCTGATGAAGTCCTCGGTCGTCTCGCAGTCGACGACCATCGGCGAGCGGGTCCTCCCGGTCGTGATGGGTGCCCCGGTCTACAAGTGCCTCGGCCTGCCGGCCGGGACGCTCGGCCTGTACGGCGACTTCTCGATGGCGACCGCCGTCGCGGTGAAGTCGAACGGGCTGGTGATCTCGGCCTCCGAGCACGCCGGCTTCGAGAACGACGCGGTGAAGTTCCGCGGCCTGCAGCGGGTCGGCATCTCGAATCACGACGCCTCGTTCGTGGCGAAGCTGGTCGAGGCTGGTAGCTGAACCTGATCTCGCCCCCACGCAGAACGCCCGGCGGGGGCAAGGATGCCTCCGCCGGGCTGTTGCGTTTTAGGAGGACACCGTGGCCGAGCTGCACTCGATCCGACTGATAAAGGCCTACCGCGGCTACCGGGCCGGGACCGTGATCCGGGCAACGCCTGGACTGGCGGACCACCTGGTCGAGACTGGGGCCGGCGTTCGCGATTCGCAAACCATGCTCCAGGCGGAGCGGCCTGAGCGTGCCGTGGCCGGCCAGTCAGTCGAGAGAAGGGTGGCGTCCTAATGGCACTTAAGCGACGGCTCCTCGGCTCCCAGTACCGGTTCCTCCAGTTCACGGCGGACTCTCTTGTTCACGTCGCGACGATCACGTTCAAGGCCGGCGAGCAGGCCCCGGATGGGACGCTCTACGGCCTGGCGACGCGCGTCGGGGCGTCGACCGGGTCCGGCGGATCTGGCGACGAGATCGAGCTAATCGTGACCGACATCACGACGGACGGGCCGGTGACGATTGAGGCGATTCTGGATCCTGCGGACTTTGCGACGGACGGCGACCCGTCCGTCTGGCAGTTCGAAATCGGCTTTAGCGATTCGGAAGGTTTCGGCAGCGTCGCCGTCGACTGGCAAGTTCTGGTCGGCGGGATCTGGTATCGCACCTCCCAGGACGCGTACCTGTCTCGGACTGTGATCGCATCGACTACCATCGAGGAGGCCGGCTCGTCATGAAGCCGAACACCGTCCGCGTCCTGACCTGGCCCGAGGCCGAGCCGGTGACGCTCACCGAGGCGAAGCTCCAGCTTGGGATGACCGAGTCCTTCGACGAGTTTGACTCGCTGATCTCCGACAAGATCGCGGCCGGCCGCCGCTACATCGAGAAGCGGCTCGGCCAGACGCTGGTCGCCACCGAGTACCGGGCGACCTGGCCCGACGTGCCGACGACCGGGATCCTGACGATCCCGAATCCGCCGCTCCTGACCGGCTCGACGTATGCCCTGACGGTGACCGTCGACGGAGAGGAGCTGGAGGCGGAGGACTACGAGGTCGACGCCGACGCGATGCCGGCGACGGTGACGCTGGGCGTCGGCCAGTCCGGGAAGGTCGTCGTCACCTACTGGGCCGGCGTCGAGCCCGGCGACCAGATCGAGCCGAACGTGAAGGCCGCCCTCCTGATGTTCGTCGAGCATACGTTCAAGAATCGCGGCATCATCGCCGAGGACGGATCGGCCGAGCTGCCCCAGGCCTTCGAGGCCCTGCTCGCGTCCGCCAGCCACTCGGGGGCCTGGTGATGGGCGTCCTCGCGTCCGGGATCCTCCGGGAGTTCTTCGCGATCGAGTCTCCGACCGAGACGCGAAACGCCGTCGGCGAGATGGTCCAGGAGTGGGACGAGGTCGGCCGGGTCTTCGGATCCTATGAGGCCCTGTCCTACGTCGAGCAGGCCCGCCGCGGCCAGGTCGGCGGCAGCACCTCGGCCACGGTGCGGATCCGCTACTACGAGGGCCTGCAGGCGAACTGGCGGCTCCGCTGGCTCTCGCGCGGGGATCGCCTTCTGTACATCTCGGGCGTCGTCGAGCAAGGCCACCGCGAGGCGATGGAGTTGTCGGTTGAGGAGGTCGCGGCATGATCTCGCTCTCGTGGGTCTCGTCGTTCGAGCCGAACAGCTACGACGGCGACAAGCACATCGGGAAGCTGATGAAGGCGTTCCGCGGCCTTCCCCGGCACATTGCGAAGAAGCACCTCAAGGCGGCCATGCGGCGAACGCTGAAGCCTGGCGTTCCCATCC